GCTTCTGATCCCGCTGGGCTACACTTGGAACGCGTCCTCCAACATCTTTCTCGCCCCCTCGGGCGCGACCCTCAAGATTCGCCACTGCAAGGACGCCTCGGTCGCCCAGCGCTACCAGGGCCACTCCTACACCCGGGTCTACATCGAAGAGGCCCAGCAGTGGCCCACACCGGACGCGATCAACCTCCTGCGCGCGACCCTGCGATCGGTCGAGGGTGTGGCGGTCGGCCTCCGCATGACCGGCAACCCCGGCGGCGTCGGACACGGCTGGGTGAAGGCGCGCTACATCTCGCCGGCCCCCGGCGGACACACCCTGCTGACCGATGGCACCACCGGCAAGAAATACGTGTTCATCCCCTCGAAGCTCGCCGACAACAGGCTCCTCATGAAGGCCGACCCGGGCTACCCCGACACCTTGAAGGGCGTCGGCTCCCCCGAGCTCGTCGAAGCCTGGCTCAAGGGCAATTGGGACATCATCGCGGGCGGCTTCTTCTCCGGCGTGTTCGACAGCACCGCCTCGGTCCTGAAGCCCTTCGAGATCCCGCCCACGTGGCGCTTCGCCTACTCCTACGATTGGGGCTCAGCGAAGCCCTCCAGCCTCGGCCTGTGGGCCATCTCCGACGGCACGCCCGTCATCTCCGGCTGGTGCCGCGGACGCTTCTTCCCCCGCGGCTCGATCGTCCGCTTCGACGAGGACTACACCTGCATGCTCGGCGTCGACGGCCGCATCAAGCCCAACATCGGCATCCGACTCTCCAACCGCGAGGCCGGCGCCCGCATGGCCCGACGCCTCAAGGCTTACGACGCCTTCTGGGCCTACGGCGTCGCAGACCCCGCCGTGTTCGCCGAATCCGGCGGCCCGTCGATCTACACCCAGCTGCGAGAGGGCGCCCGGAAGGACGCGAAGTTCCCCCTGAACATGCAGCCAGCAGACAACTCGCGCATCACCGGCTGGAGCCGCGTGGCGAACTTCATGCAGAACTCCGGCTCGCTGGAGGCGCCAGGGATCTACGTGTTCGACACCTGCACCGAGTGGATTCGCACCGTCCCCATCCTGGCCCGCGACGAGAAGAACATCGAGGACATCGACTCCGACGCAGAGGACCACGCTGGCGACGAGACGCGCTACTTCGTCATGTCGACCTCGCCCGCAGCCCGGAACCGGAGCGTTCGGGCCTACGCTTGACGGATCTGTCCGTACACGCTACAGTGTCCGGACAATGGCGCAATTCTCCCGCCTCCTCGTCCGCATGCCGTTCGGGTCCCAGCTGTACGGGACCTCGACCCCGGATTCGGACCTCGACTACAAGGGCGTGTTCGTGCCGCGGCGCTCGCTCGCGTACCTCGGCCGCATCCCGCAGGCGCTGGGCAGCGGTGGCCGCCACAAGGCCCCCGGCGAGAAGAACCGGCCGGGCGAGATCGATGACGAACTCTTCTCGATCCAGTTCTTCATGCGGATGGCCATCGAAGGGCAGACGCTCGCCATCGACATGCTCCACGCCCACCCGGACGTCCTGATCGACTCCAGCAACGATTGGTCGACCCTGCGGGCCAACAAGAACCGCTTCTACACCAAGAACCTCAAGGCGTTCGTGGGCTACGCCCGCCGCCAGGCCGCCAAGTACGGCGTCAAGGGCAGCCGGCTGGCGACCGCGCGCTGGGCCAAAGAGCACCTGATGGCCAACCCGCTGGTCCGGATCCGCGATCTCGCGCCCGCCCTGCTCGCCGCCAAGATGGAGCACGTCCACGAGTGCGACGACCCCACCGCCGCCATCGAGATCCTCGGCAAGAGGCTCACCGCGGGCGCCGTGGCCGGGACCTACATCGACACGTTCGCCAACTACGAGAAGAACTACGGCGAGCGCGCCCGCATGGCCGAAAAGAGCGAGGGCGTCGACTGGAAGGCCATGAGCCACGCCGTGCGCGCCGCCATCGAGGTCGAGCGGATCCTCTTGGGCATGGAGTGGAGCCTCCCCTTCGACGAGGAGACAGCCGACCACCTGCGCGCCATCAAGCTCGCGCAGCGCTCCTTCCCGAGCGTGCAGGAGGAGTTGGAGCAGCGGATCTCGAACCTCGAAGAGTTGTCGATCGAGTCGGACCTGCCGGAGAAGCCGGACACGGCCTGGGCCGACAACTTCGTCGTGCAGTGCATGGAGGGGTCCCCGGCGTGAAGATCGAAGAGGCGGAACTGCTGCGACGGATCCAGGACAGCCACCAGGTCGAGGAGCGCACGATGCTCCGCGCTATCGCGGTCCGAGAGGCCATGGACTGCGACGGAGCAGCCTCCACGATGGCCGAGTTCGGCGTCTGGAAGGGATCCTCGCTGCGCGACATCGCCATGCGCGCTCCCAGGCACCGGGTGATCGGCTTCGACTCGTTCTTCGGACTGCCGATCCCCTGGGTGACCGGCGGCAAGAACCACCCGGCCGGGCACTTCACCACCGGCGGATCGATCCCCAGCGCCATGCCGCCCAACGTCTCCTTCGTCGTCGGAGAGTTCTGCAAGACGCTCCCCTTTCTGGAGCAGAACCTCCTGCCGGGCAGGCCCTGCTTCGCCCTCGTCCACATCGACTCGGACCTGTACGAAAGCTGCGTCGAGGTCCTCCGGTTCGTCACCAACCGGCTGGTCTACGGCAGCGTCCTGCTGTTCGACGAACTGTGCGACTTCGGCGGGAAGTACCCCAACTGGCAGCACGGCGAGTGGAAGGCACTCTGCGAGTGGCTCCCGACCGTGAACTTGCACATCGCACCCATCGGGCGCACGAAGCGCGAGCAGGTCGCCTTCCGCGTCGAAACCCCGGACCGACAGGAGTAGCCCCGTGAAGATCGGCATCTCGTTCGGACAGTTCCTCGGCAGCCTCTTCCGCTCCAAGGAGCGGGAGAAGGGCGTCGAGTTGAAGAAGCTCACGAAGCCGGAGGCGGCGCAACTCGCCAAGGAGCGCAAGCGCCTGAAGCGCCAGTACCGGGCTGCCTCGACGCGCCGGGGCCGAAGCGCTCGTCCAAGACCACCCGCGAGCGCGTCACCGGGCGCCTGCGCTGCCGCACCAACGCGGGCGGCGGGTACATGAAGGTGTCGCGCAAGGTGCGCGTGTTCGACGCCAAGACCACCCAGCTGAAGAAGATCTGGAGCATCTGATGACCTTCGACGACGGCAGGTTCGAATTCCGGCTCGACGAGCCGACGCGCGAGACGCTCGCCCGCGTCGCCCGGGTCCACCGCTCGAAGGGCACCTCGGCGCTCGTCCGCTGGCTGGTGCATCTCGCCGCGGCCGCGTCCTCGACCGACATGTGGCGCGGCAAGACCGACCTCAAGGAGGAGCGGAGGTTCTGCCCGGCTTGCCGCCGGCCAGTCGTGATCCTCGTCCACCTGTGGAAACCGGCGGTCTACTTCGTCGCCTGCCACTGCGGCTACCAGGCCAGCCACGAGAGCCTGCGCCGGGCCAAGGCCACCCTCGTGACCGCGAAGGAGAAGCCGTGAAGGTCGCCCGGCTCGTCGAACTCCTCGGCGAGATCGACCCGGAGTGGAGCGTCGAGAGCAACACCCTGGGGAACCTCATGATCCTCGCTCCGGTTCCCAACTTTGCCGGCGAGCTCGTGCAGCAGAACGTCGGGATCGTCGACATGCGGGGCACCGAGCGCATCGAGTGGTGGTCGGCGGAGGACGTCGCGGAGCCCGAGTCGTGAGGCGCATCGACTCGGGCCGCCGCGAGCCGCTGCCCTTCCCGCCGGTCTGCTTCCTCGAACTGCCCTCGGGCGCGATCGTCGGGCTCCACCTGGTGGGTCTCGTGGAGGCCAAACACCACGATGGAATGCTCGCCAGCGATCTGCGCGCTCTGCGGGCCTACTTGAAGCCGTTCTGCGCCGTCGCTCCAGCAGTCGAAGATCCAGCGCTGGACACCGCCCCGAAAAGCTGATCTCTTTCCGCCCGTGTATACTGCCGGGCGGACCTGTGGGCGATCGGTTCGCCCATGACTGAATCTCGCGGCCCTCTTCCGCCGACGAATCCATCCGTGGATCTCGTCCTTCCTCCGTCCGAAGAGGGCTCCCCGCGTCCCGAAAACAGCGCGTTCTGCCCATCCGAAGAGTGGATGGAGGACTTCGAGAAGCGCGAACTCTGCCGGGACCTGATGGGCAACACCGACGGGATGCTCCTGAAAAAGGCCGAGTACCTCCCCCAGGGGGCCGGCGAAGAGAACGACGACTACGAGGCGCGCGTCAGCAGTGCCTACCTGTTCAACGGCTTCAAGCGCGCCGTCCGGACGCTGTCAGGCAAGCCATTCACCAAGCCGATCAAGCGCACCGACACGCCCAAGGAAATCAACGACGTCCTCGACAACGTCGACCTGCGGGGGAACCGGGTCGAGGTCTGGGCGCGCAGCCTGTTCCAAGACTTGCTGATCGACGGCATCGCCTACATCTTCATCGACTTTCCCCAGGTGTTCGACCAGAGCAGGCCAGCGGGCACGCTCACGCGGAAGGACCTGAAGGAAAAGCTGATCCGGCCCTATTGGGTGAAGATCTCCGCCGACGAGTTGATCGGCTGGCGCGTCTCCTTCGAGGGCGGCATCCCATCGATCACCCAGATCCGCGTCCGCGAAACCAGGATGGCCGAGGTCGGCCGCTACGGGACGACCACCGAGGAATTCGTCCGCGTGATCGAGCCCGGCCGCTGGTGGCTCCTCCAGCAGGACAAGAAGACCCGCGCCGAGGTCGTCGTCGACTTCGGTGTCTACGGCCTGCCTTACATCCCCATCGTGCCGGTCGCCGTGAGCGACGCGGGCTACATGCGCGCCGAACCGCCGATGAAGGATCTGGCCGAGATCAACCTTGCGCACTTCCGCTCCACCGCCGACCAGCGGCACATCCTGCACATCGTGCGCGTGCCGATCCTCTTCGGCTCCGGCATTCCGAACGACGACGAGGAGTTGATCATCTCGCCCAACACGGCGATGGTGACCGACGCCGCCAACGCCCGCCTCGGCTGGGTCGAGCACGGCGGCGCCGCCATCGGGGCCGGCGACAAGGATCTCGAAAACCTCCGATTGCAGATGGCCGAGGCCGCCCTGGAACTCTTGGTGCCGAAGTCAGGCAACCTCTCGGCGACCGCCGTCTCGGTGAACGCAGCAGAGTCCGTCTCCGACATGCAGGCCGCTGCGATCTCGCTCTCGTCGGCGTTGAACCACGCGAACCGGATCACATGGGACTGGATGCCGGCCAAGAGCGGACCAGGCCCCGGCCGGATCGACGTCCACTCCGACTTCGCGTTCTCGATGCGCGACGTGCAGGAGATGCAGATCATGATGCAGGCGCGCATCGCGCGCGACGTCGCACGGAAATACTTCGTGGGCGCGCTCGATCGCCGCGGGATGTTCGGACCCGACTTCGACATCGAAGAGAACGACCGGCTCCTCGCGGCGGAGCGCAAGCAGGACCTGGAGGACGGCCTCATCGGCAAGCCGGAGGACCCGAGTCAGACACCGGATCCGGAGTTGGCGAAGGAAAACACGGTCGAGCAGAGCAAGGCCGATGCGTAGAGATCTCTCTCTCAATCCGGGAGGCCAGATGGTTCTGGCCACGGCAGGCGTCGGGGGTGGTCCCGTGACGCCGTGCTACCCTCATGGCAGTTTCCAAGTCCAGCCGGGTGCTGGAAGGAGTCACAGGTGAAAGTCAAGGCGTTCGTGAAGGATGCAGCGGCCGAAGTTGCGGACGAAGAGCTTCGCGCGCAGTACGAAGAGGTCAAGGAGGACGGCAAGAGCGTCGGCTACGTTTTCGTGCCCGAGGGCTTCGACGGCGACGCGCGCGATTACTACGATCGCAAGATCGCGCCGGGCCTGAAGAGCGCGCTGGAGAAGGAGCGCGACGGCCGCGCCAAGATGAAGGACGAGGTGTCGCGCTTCAAGAAGCTCGGCATGGAGGCCGAGGACTTGGAGAAGCTCGTCGGCGAGCACAAGGCCAAGATGGAGGAGGCGGCCAAGAAGGTCGACCCGACCGTCCTGGAGGATCTGAAGAAACTGCACGAGAAGGAGCGGAAGGCAGACCGGGAGCTGAACACCGCGCTCACGCAGAGGATCGAAGCGCTCACCGTCGATCGGGAGATCTCGGAAGCGATGGCATCGACCGGCGCGAACCCGAGGCTCTTGAAAGCCGTGCTCCGAGATCGTGTGAAGCTCATGCAGGACGACGACGGCAACCTCGTCGTCCGCGTCGTGAAGGAGGATGGGAAAACCGTTCGTTTCGGTGATTCGGACGGCAATCCCATGACCGTGCTCCAACTGGCGGAGGAACTTCGGGAGTCCGAGGACTACCTGGGAGCCTTCAACGTCGAGGTGCGGAATGGTGGCGGGAAGCCAGCGGACAAGGCAACGAAGCAGGACCACCAAACCGGCAAGGCTCGCTCGCTCAAGGAGCTTGCAACCGACGCCGCGAAGGCTGCGTTCATCTCGAAGAACGGGCTGACGGCCTTCCAGGCACTTCCGAAGGAGTAACAGCCAATGGCATTCGACAAGACGAACTTCGTCATCTACCAGGAGGAGTTCTACGGCGGCATGTGGGAGGGCCTCACCCGGGTCACGGACGGCTTCAACGCCGCCTCCGCCGGGACGATCCGCCTGATCCAGGCCGAACGCAAGGGCGACTTCGAAAAGGAGTCCTTCTTCCAGGACATCACCGGCCTGATCGCACACCGCGATCCGACCGACGTCCAGGACGCGACTCCGGTCGGCATGACCCAGGAAGAGAAGATCGGCGTGAAGGTTCCGCGCCGCATCGGCCCGGTCGAGCAGACGCTCGATTCCTGGCGCCGGATCGCCAAGGACGAGCGCGAGATGTCGTTCATCCTCGGCAAGATCATGGCCGGCCACAAGGCCAAGGACCTGATCGACACCACCCTGCTCGCGCTCGTGGCGGGCATCAAGCAGCGCTCGACGGCCGCGCAGTACGACGCGACCGGCCAGTCCACCAAGACCCTCACGCACACCTACATGACCCGCGGCATGGCCAAGCTCGGCGACGCCTCGGATCAGTTCCTGTGCTGGGTGTCGCACTCGAAGCCGTTCTTCGACGTGATGGAGCAGTCCATCACCGACAAGGTGTTCGAGGTCGCGGGCGTCACGATCTACCGCGGCACGGTCGCCAGCTTCAACCGGCCGTGGCTCGTGATCGACTCGCCCTCCGTCCTCAACCCGGAGAGCTCGGCGGTGTCGAACGACGTCAACACCTACGAGGTGCTCGGTCTGACCGCGGGAGCGGCGACCTGCAACCTCTCCGAGGAGCAGGAGATCGTGGCGGAGAAGGTCTCCGGCAAGAACAACCTGATCTTCCGGGTGCAGGGCGAGTACGCGTTCAACCTGAGCGTGAAGGGCGCCAAGTGGGACATCGCCGCGGGCGGCGACGACCCGGTGGACGCGGCTCTCGGCACCTCCACGAACTGGGACGCGGTTCTGTCGAGCGTCAAGCAGGGACCGGGCTTCCGCATCACCGTCCAGTAGGACACGTGAAGCTCGGAATCTTCTGTCCGGACCCGATTTCGGGTGACCCGCTGATCTTGGCCGAAGGGCTGAGGTTGGCGGGTCACCTTGTTCGGGCTCTGAACGGAGCCGTCGGCAGTTCGACCACCAGCTGCAGGAAGCACGACGCGTGTTTCACCTACGGCACGCGCGGTGGCTTCGGTCTGATCGGAGAGTCCTGCACGCGCGACTTCGTCCCGTTCTTCGTCTACGACCTGGCGCCGACGATGCGCGCCGAGGGCTACAAGCAGCTGGGCGAGATGGGCGTCAACGGACTCGCGCCGATCGAGGAGGGCGATCCGGGCGATCGCTTCGGGATCCTCGAACGGATGCCGAAGAAGAACGCCTCCAGCTTCAGCCACAAGGGTCCGATCGTCATCGTCGGCCAGAAGCCCGGTGACGGGCAGCACGGCCTCGACGCCGGCCAGCTGACCAGGTACTACAACAGCCTCGCCGAAGGCATCAGCCTCCGCGTGCCGACCGCGCCGCTCCTCTGGAGGCCGCACCCG